TGGAACGGTCCTCGGACCGCCCGTCGGGTGAACATCTCGGGACAGTATCCGTATACCCTTACGGATTCGACGACGAGTGCGACCTCTGTGGTTGCGCGAATGCCGTTCCAGGCCACCTACACGATTCCGGTATCCATCCCGGACACTGTGGTGGCTGAGTTCGTTGCGCAAATCACCAACTTGGTGGCGAGTTCGCTCGCACAGTCCTCGATTAAGCTCGGCTACGCGCCGACTTGATCTTGCGACTTTCGGGACCGGCAGCCTGGTAGGCCGGTCTTTGTTTTAACCTTTCGTTGGAGATATCCACATGTCGACCTTTCCCCAGCAATTGGAGAAGGTTATCTTCGCGCTTTGCGAAGATACGAACACCCCGCGTTCCTTAGCTGTGAAGCTATTAGTGGAACACCGGGAGTATGGGCAGTTAGTCAACTTGACTGTTGACCCCTTGCACTATAGCCATCCTGAACGATATTACCTCGACGTCGTAGTCACTGACCTTTGCAGGAAAGTTGACATGGACATTTCGGGTATCGATAAGGAGGCCGAAGCTCAAAAGCTGTTTTTCAGCTCAGAGCACGCCTGCTGCGCCACCAATGCTAGACTGACGCCTTTCTTGGAGGGTGGTCCTTTCGAGGACTCCTCCGAGCTACGTATATTCGAATCTATCGAACGTATGAAAAGATGGTTGAAGGACACATTGGGCGGGCTCCCTTTGGAGCTCAAGCGCGCTAGTTTCGGGCCTGGTGCAACGTTCGGAGACGTCGGTCACTACACCACGGTGCCCGATAAAATCTCAAATCGTCCGACAATGACTCGACTCTGTGCGGATTTACTCCCTTTATGGGGCCGCACTGCCTGGGCTCGCGCCCTGGTCGAATCAAACCCAAGTCAATCTCGTCCAGAGGAAATCTACGGAAATCGTTTCACAACGGTTCCGAAAGATGCCAAAAAGGACCGTGGAATCGCTATCGAACCATCCATCAATGTCTACTACCAACTTGGCGTTGGGGCGGCTTTAAAAGGCTCGCTCCTGTCAGCTGGGATCGACTTGGCAAATGGGAAAGATATTCACATGCGGGTCGCACGTGAAGCCTCGCGCAGAGGCAGCTACGCCACGATTGACCTAAGTAATGCTAGCGATACTGTGTCCTACAAATTGGTTAAACTACTCCTTCCGGAAAGATGGTTTGATCTGTTAGACACACTGCGCTCACCTCGTACTCGAGTGGGCGAAAAGTGGCATGTCCTTCAGAAATTCTCCTCAATGGGGAATGGTTTCACGTTCGAACTCGAGACTCTCGTCTTTACGGCGATTATGCTCGAGGCGTGTTACCTTTCGAATGTTCGCGCCACTCCTGGCGTGAACCTCTTCGTCTATGGAGACGACATTATCCTGCCTGTGAAGGCCGGAGCTACTGGGCTGGCTCTTTTGAAATTCTTTGGGTTCACTCCGAATCCGAAGAAAACGTTCCTTGACGGACCGTTTCGGGAGAGTTGCGGTGGGGATTTCTTCAACGGAACGCCCGTGAGGGCACACTATATGAAGGCAATACCCGATGAACCCGCAAAATGGATTAGCCTGGCTAACGGGATTAGGCGACTGGGTCGTGAAGACTCTGGTCCTAATTTTCGTTACAGCATCTATTGGCGTGCTTGGTTGCGCGCTTTGGATGCTGTTCCAGGCGATATCCGCCGGCTTCGAGGCCCTGAAGATCTCGGGGACCTCGTAATCCACGACGTTAGGGAGTTTTGGCAGCGGCGCCGTACTCCTGATCAACGCACGTACATTCGTACGTGGGCACCTATTCATAAGGTGCT